CCCTCGATGCCGTCCAGCATGTCCCCGGTCTTCCAACCGGCCATCGCCATATACTCGAAAGCCTCACCGGCCTCGGAAGCGGAGAACTTGGTTTTCGCGCCCATTTCGCGGGCCTTTTCCTTCAGCGCGTCCAGGTCATCCCCGGTCGCACCGGAGATGGCGGCGACCTTCGACATCTGGGAATCGAAGTCGGCTGCGGTCTTGACGGCGGCGGTTCCCAGCCCTACCACAGCGGCGGTCGCCGGGAGCATCTTCTCTCCGACGCCGGAAACCTTGTCGCCCATCTCCTTCAGATGCTCACCCTTGGCGGCAATTTCCTGGACGGCGGTGGCAGACTGCTTTGCCTGTTCCTCCAGGCGCTTCAGTTCCTCCGTGGTCTCGATGATCTCCCGCTGTAGTGCGTCAAACTGCTCCTGGGAAATCTCCCCGTTGGCAAGGGCGACATTGGCCTGCTCGGAAGCGGTTTTCAGCGTTTCCAGCTTGGTTTTGGTTTCGCCTATGGCGTCACCCAGCAGACGCTGTTTCTGGGAAAGAAGCTCCGTATTGCCGGGGTCCAGCTTTAAGAGTTTGTCCACGTCCTTCAGCTGTGCCTGGGTGTCTTTGATCTCCTTATTGACATTTTGCAGTGCCTTCGACAGACCTGTGGTATCGCCGTCTATCGTCACGGTCAGGCCCTTTATGGATCGGCCGCCAGCCATGTGAACCCCTCCTTCCCGAGAAAAATGTCATAAAGAAAGCACCGGTCTTTTCTGACCGATGCATTCAAATGTAAGTATGGTGTTCTGTTATCTAATTCGTGGGTCCGTCAGGATTGCATACACATAAGCAGGCCCTCTGACCAAATGGCTGATTTGTCCTGGCCCCCGCAAAACTGCAATCTCCGAAGCTTTCTCAAAGTTGCGTTTCCCCAGTGGATACCCTGTCCTGTCCGGAACAACAGCCCCATTGCTAATCTCGTATGTGAACGGAAGTCCTGTTTTAGTCTTGAACTCCTGCCCGGCGCATTTTACTATATTTGCCCATGTGGTTTCAGATGCCATGATGTCGCCTCCCTTAATATTGGATAGCAACATTATACCGTACCAAGAATACTGAAATCAATTGGGGATGTATTGTGAACTCGTATTGATTTTTCAGTATTGGGTGGACTGTTGGGAGGATTATAACCGTTCAGAAACGGTCGAAATCATCCTGGCTGGCAAGCTGGTTATAGCTGTCCTGGCACTCGTCGTTCCTGCTCTCTGCATACATTTCATTGACCATTCCTATCGTCAGCAAGTCCAACTCGCTGATGTGGAGGCCGATCTGTACGCAGCGGAGCAGGAACAGCGCCGTGGTCATCGGGCGGTCAGTCGCGCGAAGTTTTTTTTAGACTCCACATCCGTCTGAAGGTTCAGTCCCCACAGCTCTATGATCTGGGGGAGCACCTGGTAGATGGAGAAGGTATTGAACCGCTCCAGCCACTCCTCCGGAGAATCCGGCACAGTCGGGTCGGCATGGCGCGCCATGATGTAGCTGATGTTTTCAAACATCTCAAGGGAGAAGGTATCCAGCGTGGACGCCTTCTCGTCGCTGCCTTCCATCGCTTTCTGCAGCGCGTCCAGGTCGCGGTAGATGTCCCGGTGGAACTTCACCCGGTACAGCCGGGGAATGGCGGCGGAGGCACGGAACGTGACCTCCTGGCCGTCAATGCTGATCGTCTTTGTCACCGCCATCGCTTAGCCCTCCCCATTGCCGTCGTCGCCGCCATCCTCCGCGCTGGGCAGGTACACGGCGTCGTACCAGCCGTTATAGGTCGCGGTGTCCGTTGTATCGCCGGTCTTGGCCTTCACCGTGCCGTCGGGCAGCGGAGAAGCCTTAATGGTGAGCGTTTCGGTCTGCACCTCTTTGCTCTCCTCGTTGGTCTTGCCCTCAATGCCGGGGCGAGAAGCCGCGCAGTTGTACAACACATGGCGGATATGCTTCTGATCGCCGTCGAACTCGAACAGCAGTGCAAAGACCGCCAGGTTGGACTCGGCGTTTTCCACCAGAACGCCATTGGCGTCCAGGGTCTCCTTGAGCACATCGGTGCGGAAACTCTCCGGAATCATGGCAAGCTCCAGATCGCCGTCGTAGCCCATATTGTTGTTGATGACGTAGTACACGCCGCCGTCCGCATAGAAGTTCTCCGGCTCGCCGTTAGCATCCAGGGACAGCGACACCGCACCGGGAACCGGCACGGGCGTGCCGAAGGACGGCACGTTCTGTGCCGACAGCGTCAGCAGCGCGTAATGCACATTTTTCAGATTGAATTTGACCTTGTTCTTAGGCATTTCAAAACCCTCCTTCAGTCGGTGCGTAAGACCTCGGTGGCGTAAAGCACCTCATACAGGCGCTCGGTTTCGATCCACACTTCGGTCTTTTCATAGAAAATGCCGTGCCGGTCCAGCACGGTCTCCAGCTGCTTCTCCACGTCCGGCTGCTTCCGGTCGGTGTACAGCTCGATGTGAAGCGCGTCTATCCTCTGGTACACGATCCCGTCGGCGGAGAAATTGTCCGAGGATGGGAACAGGAATATGAGAAAAGGCGGCTCCGGAGAGTCGCCCTCGGCAAAGTGGTCATAGGCCAGCGGCAGGCCAGCCTCCTCCAGCATTTCAACTATCGCGTCATAGGTCATAGGTTCATCCTCCCAGCGCCCGCTCCAATTCACGCTCGATCTCCTCCGCGGCATGGTCCTCAGCGGGCGCGATGTGCGGGATGGCGCGGACCCGGCCACCGCCGCGCTTGGCATGGCCGTGTTCAAGCAGGTGCGCCAGCATATAGCGGGACGGCGAATACACCGTGACCTCGATGCTGGCGGAATCCTCGGCGGTCACCCGGTAGGTCCAGGATTTGGCATAGCGGCCGGTGCGGACAGGCGCGGAGGCGTTGATATCGTCCTTCACGATCTTCCCGCCCTTCTTCACCGCCTTCTTCACCTCGTCAATGCCCGTCTCGGCGAACTTGTTCAATTCCTCCATGATGACATCCGCCATCTCATCGATGCTCACTCTCTGGTAGCTCATGGGCGTCACCTCTCCGTCAGGATGGTATGGAATTTCCGGCTGTTGTGCCTGAAGCCCATCTCATCAATGCTGATGATGTTGTAGACGTGTCCGCCCACAAGAACACGGTATTCCTTCGAGTTGACGGCGGCGGTCTCTGTGGACCAGCGGACCGTGATATCGAGGCGGTCAGCTTCCTGCGTGTATCCCGCGTTCTGTGTCTCCTCGGCACTCTTGCCGCTGGCGACGCAGGTCGCCCAACAGGAGAAGTAATCAGTCCAGGCGGAGGTATGGTTTCTGTACTGGTCAACGACGGTCTGGGTTTTCTGAATGTTAATGCGTACCCTAAGTCCAGCAATATCCATCAAAACACCCCTTCCCGGATTCCGAAGAGCAGGGATCGCAGCGTCATGGTCAGCGCGTGATGGTCAGCTTCCTCCCGGTGCTCATACAGATAGCCAAGAGCATAAAGAATAGCAACCCGCATTGTCTCCCGCAGCTCTGTGATCTTCGTCCTGCTGTAATTTTTGGAGCAGCACTTATCCGAATCGATGTCCTCCCACTGTTCATCCGTGAGCCGCGCCACATCCACACAGAGATTGGAGGCGGCAGACAGGAGGCTTGCGGTCAGGGCATCCTCATCAGAAGAATCCACACGCAGATATTCCTTTGCTTCATCCAGACTTATTAAAGCCATGTCAGCCTCCTCTCAAAATGGGAGGACGGAACGTGATTATATCTGCGTTCCGCCCTCCGGTCACTCAGTTACTATCAGCCGTTGGAGTCATCATCCGGCTCGGAATCAGGCGTAGTAACAGCCTTGGTGCCGGCCATCTTCAGCACCTTCACGGACTCCGGAAGGATCAGGCGGCCATCCACGCGCTGGGTGGTCAGGAAGCCCACCTGGTCGGTACGGGCATACAGCTCGTTCAGGCGGCGGAAGGTGCGGTTCTGGCGGTCAGCGACCCAGTAGTTCTTGAGATCACCGAACAGCAGAACCTTTTCGCCCTTGGCAATGCCGGGCATGAAGGAGCTGGTGCGGATTGGACGGCCCAGGATGGTGTCAGGCTTCGCCACATCCAGAGAAGGCTTCCAGATGTAGTTGTCGTTCTTGTCCTTCAGCTTCATCAGCTGCAGGAGCAGGGTCTCGTTGCACACGAACTGTGCGGAACGACGGTACGGGGACTTCAGGCTGTAGTAGAGATCGAAGACCTCATCGAAGGTGACGAGGCCCTCCGCCTCAGCGGTCACGCCCAGTTCAGCGCCGCCGACGTCAGCCAGGATGCCCAGAGGCTTCTTGTCGCCGTCGCCGGTAAAGAAGGCGCGCTCCTCGGCGTTTCCCATGCACACACCGAAACGCTGGGCGATATAGCTCGCCAGATCGAAGGCGGAGTCATGCAGGAGCTCGTTGGAGATCTTGATCATCGTGCCCAGCTTGTAGGCGGACAAGGTGGTCTGGCCGAACTTGGTGTTGGTCTCCGGGATCTCCTCGCCCTCATCGATCCACTGGGCCTCCATGGTGTCGTTGGCGATGGGGATCTTGCGGGTGCCGCTGTTGGTGCGGATGACGGTTGCCAGCTGGCGGAAAATGTTGTTCTCCTCCAGCGCCTGGATCAGCTTGCGCTCAAATTCGTCCGGCACAGTAAAGCCGCCCTCGGTATCCTCACCGACAGACAGAGCGTTGCGGACAGCCATCTGATCGCCACGGTTGCGGATCATATTCCAGAAGGCATCCTTGTACTCGTCGGAGGCGGTCGGGGCCACATTCTCCGCCTTGCGGTTCATGGGCTTGTT